AATCAGGATCACACACTGATGAGTACTGATGTGCTTAAAATGACATTCCGATCCACTCAATCAATAAAATTTGAGGTTGGGGATAAGATCCAAATCGTGAATGATGTTTACACTATCCGCACAACAACCACAAGGGAGATTGTAGATGAGAACCTGTTTTACTATGAGATAACCTTTTATGGAGTTCTTTATGAGCTATTGAAGTCGCAATACAGGGATGCTGATGTAAACGGTGTTTCCTATAACTCATCTTTTGATCTCACTTACACTTTAAGTGAATTTATAGCTGTTGTTGTAAATAACGTGAATAGGGATTATCCCGGTACATGGAGATTTGATTCTGCAAACTGTCCGGACACTAACCCTATATTGATGAGCTTTTCAAAACAGAATTGTTTGAATGCACTACAGACGATTTGTAGTGAGTTCAAGTATGATTTTTTCATTACTCAATCAGAGGGGATCAGGACTATCCACGTGGGAATTAATGGGCAGATTATTAATCCACCGGGGGGCAATTCACACTTTGAGTGGGGTAAAGGTAGCGGGTTATACCGCTTAAAAGAGAAAAGTGTTGATGATAAATCTATCATTTCACGTTTATACGCTGAGGGCGGCACTGACAACATAAAGAGCGATTATAGGGGTTATTCTCATAGGTTGCAACTTCCTTTAAGCCGTCTAAACAAGAATAGTCACACTTTGTATGATGGAACTGTTATACCGGCAGGATCTCAGACAATAGGGATCAGTAACGAAGCCAGCAGGTACATTGAAGATACTGCATTAAGTGTTAAGTTGGGCGGTGTAGTGGAAGATACAGAACATTATGATCACATTTACCCGCAACGTACTGGATCCGTAACAGCTATTGATAGTGATGATCTCTTATCATTCACCGACACTGCCATGTTTGATCTCACAGCAACTGATTCAGCAGGGAATGACCTATATATGGTTGATGGTGTTTCACCAAAAATAACTTTCATAACTGGTAAGCTATCACAACAAACGTTTGAAATAGAGGCATATGATCATACCACGAAAACATTCAAGTTGATTCAAGTTACAGATGAAAGGGGTTTAAAGTTCCCGTCTGATGCTTTTCAGATTAGCGTTGATGATAAATATAAGCTCACTGATATTATGATGCCTCAATCATATATTGATGATGCTGAGGAGGATCTTTGGTATGCTGCATACAATGATTTCCTGATGAAAAAACAGGCACGTGTGCAATATGAATTAACCTTTGACCCAATGTATTTTAAGGATCACCTATCTGATGATGTAGAGGTAGCCTTATTCAAGCCGGGAGACTATATTCCTGTTAAGGATGAGCGTTTTGATTTAGAAAAGAATATCCGGATTACAAATGTAAAGCGTAATTTACTTTTGCAACATGATTATGTTCTAACGCTTTCAGACACTCATACCATTTCCGTAATAGCTGACACAGTTCAAAGCGTGATGAACCATGAAAATATCATTGTTAGAAACAGGCTCAGGGATCTGACACGTGCAAGGCTGGCATGGAGAACTACAGAGGAGTTGCGAAGTATGATATTTGATACTGACAACTATTTTGATGTGGATAATATCAGACCTCTCAGTATTGACACGAATATGCTAACAGTTGGTGCAAAATCACAACAGTTCATTCTATCCGGTGTGGTAATGCAAGCCAATGTGAGCGGATTTCCCAACAGATTTGATGCAACAGCAGGGCAATTGATCCATCTCACTATAGATCCCGATGGGGTTAGGACGTGGAATATGGGATCAATAAGCGCAACGCTTTCTGAAACAGGAGGCTATTACGTTTATGCAAAATGTTCAAAAGAGGGTGATACAGGCGTTTGGCACATAACACAGCAGCAACTAAAGGCTGAGGATATATCAGATCCAAACAACTACTATTTTCAAGTTGGAATTATCGGATCTCTCAATACAGAACTTTCATTCAGGGATTTCACAACAACATATGGTTTTACAAGAATAAATGGTAGAACAATAACAACCGGAAGAATTTCAAGTGTAAACGGTAAAACATATATTGATCTTGACGATAATGTGATATCTGGTAATATTAGGTTTCTATCAGAGGGGAATGAACAAGATTTAGAAGAATGGAGCAATGATGTAGTTTCTGATTTAGATGTAGTGAAAGGTATTACTGATAAGTTCGGAACTACTATCGAGGGCGGGCTTATCAACACGGTGATGATGCAATTGAGAGAGGCTAATACAGCGAACATAACTGCCGGGATTTCAGGAATCCAAGGCGAGGGCTTGGATGATCCTTCATTTTGGAGTGGAGGGAATTATGAAGAAGCAAAGGCGTTTAGAACATTCTTGAGAAAAATAATAAATGGAGAAGTGCCGGATGAAGGCGAATACAATGCATTGGCCAACATCGTTTTTTTGCACAATGGCGGTGCTAAAACGGGGGCATTGATTGTTGAACCTGGCGGACGAATTATTCTTATCGATACAGAAACGGGGAAAGAGCGTCTCGTATTTAATGTTACGGATATACCGGACATCTCTGAATTATTATCAGGGGTTGATTTTGGAGATGAGGTAGATGCTCCGGCTTTTTACAATATAACCCCATCTAACCCCGTAACGATTGCGACCGTGAACGGTGTAAAAAGCGGTTCAGCCATTTCATTTAAGGCTAATAGTTTATACGTGACGGCAAACCAGTCATATAATGCGAATCCATCCGTTGGCACCACTTTCAAAATAGAATTGTTCAGAAACGGGGTATATTATACCCCTATAAGTCATGTGTTTTTGCAAGCTACAGGAGGGATTGAAGCGAGATCAACATCAATTGATTTCAAATTGACAGGAATGCCTGATGGTAATTACTCTGTTCGATTCAGTATAGCGGCCTCTTCAAGTACCATTTCAGCATCCGCTGATATTTCGACGTCCATTTTAAAATGGGAATTCAGGCAACAAAATGTTAGATATTTTCAGTTTGGAAAGAACGGAATGATGGCGTTTTTCTCAAATAATCATTGGTATTTCACAGAGACGGGAGGCCTCGATATTAAAGGTAAAACCAATATACCCGGGGTTCTATTTAGCGGGTCTGTTGCTCTATATGGGGGGTTAGCAAGTTCATGGGGGGCTAAAAAGCACCCATCACTTGCTGCTAATCGAAATAGTACTGGCAATTACACTGTTTACCATTCGGTTGGCCACTTGGACTATCAAGTAAGCTTGACACCAGCCTTGAATAGAACCTGTTATGTTGGATCAAAAACGGAATCATCATTTGCCGTATATGTTTACAGCACGGGCAATTCGCCATCCTTGGCAGATTCGCCATTTGATTTTCAAATATTTGGCAAAAATTACACATAAAAAAGGCTCAAAAATATGAGCCTTTAAATCGTTCTTTGGCAACTAAAGAGGTGTAAATGTGAAAGCACTATCAAAAAGGCTGTATACTTCTGTATAATCCTGGTCGTTATAGGCATCTTCTATAAGGCTACGTGCTTCGCTTACCGTATTATCGGGAATGTAGGCTATGGTGTCATTGTTTCCATCAGTTATTACGATATTGAATGCGTGGGTAAAATCTCTATGGTAAATGCCATCTTGAGTAATGACGTCAATGCCGAGCATTTTAAGAGCTGGAGCTTCATAATCTTTTTGAGACTCTAAAAAAGTACGTGCTATGCTTTTAGCCTCTTTATGATAAACGTCGTTGAAGTAATGAGACTGCCATTTGATATTTAATGCTTGTTCGACTATCTCCAGAGCAGTCAGTCCCGGGACGGCAGCCCTTAGTTGAACGCCTTTTGCGGGCTTGATCAGGATCATCGCGTTTGGATCAAGTTTCCCTATTTCAGGAATTTCATGTTTAGGATCACAGCTTGCAAGTGTTATAATCAATACTGATAGAATAAATATTAAATGTTTCATAGTCGTAATTATTAATTATTTGAAAGCAAAGGTAATATAAATTTTTAGAAGAGCAAAAAGCCTCAATATTGAGTAATAATTTTAAAAACTATTTTTTATGAAAGGAAAGGACAAGGTTTATCATTTATTAGTGGGATTCTTGATCGCACTTGTTTTGGGGTTTTTTAACCCGACTTTAGGATTGATAGCTGCTATGGTAGCCGGTGTGGCAAAAGAGGTGTACGATAAGTATATTAAAAAATCTTTTGCTGATCCTTTGGACACGATCGCTACCACTATTGGAGGTGTTTTTGGGTTGGCTGTTTGCCTACTTATCACGAACTGCCTCTTTTAGAAATTATAGGTGGAGGAGGTCGGTCTATTTTTTTTCGCAAATAGCGTGTTTGATAAACACATTTGGCTATATTTGTAAACAACGAAAATTAATCATTAATAATTAAACAACATGGGATTATTATTTGGAACAGGATCTACCAAGCCAACGTTTCCCTATGATCACTGGTACGGTGTTCAGGGAGACATTCTTTCAAGTGATTATAAACTCACAAGGGTTGGTAA